CCGGTGTCGCCAACGGGTTTTACATATAGCCCCTGAGATGGGTAGTATTGTCGGGTATAAGCCATTATTTAATTTCTCCTTTAAGGATATTTATACAATTATCTAATATAAAATACTCTATTTTTTGATTTTTCACTTAAATCTCTAGTTAAAATGTGTCATTTGCTAGCAATTTAAACACGCCACAAGCTCTGTCTCCATGCGGACATTTGCCATATATATGTGCTCATGGAGATATGAACCAAAGGTTGATTCTGCATTTACTATGTATAAATTAGACCATGGATAATCCTCGGTTAATTGATCATAGTTTTTACCAGAATTTATAGTTCCATTAAAATTTAAAGGAAAATCACCAGAAGCAACAACTAATGATGGATCATACATATTAAAAAGACTGCCTTTTTGGGCACAAATAAAATCACAAATTTTAACTACATTACTTGCTGATTCGCCCAAAACTGTTATACCTATATTATGAGTATAAATTCGTGGACCAAACGCATTGGCTAATCCGTAAGATCTAGATTTACTCACCGGAGGAACGTCTACCACTATAGCCGGTAATGGTAAACGAACCTCTGGTGGCAGGGAAACATCCCCATTATTATAATCAGTTCTATGCTGTCTATACTCTATTTGCCTACGATATCCGGACTTACGTGCGGAAGTTACGGTTGCCCATTTGTATGAAAAAGAAGCTTTTACAACAGAAGATGAAGTTGTAGTTCCACTCGGAACAACTCGTCCATCTCTATAATTTACTGTGGCACCAACATTCAAAACACCATCTACGTACACAAGAGCTGGCGCATTAGGTGATGGGGAACTATCAGTATCAGATTCATAAACCCAATTTTCAGGCCCTTGATAATACCCAGTTCCAGTACTTCTTGGATCAGAAACTCTAGTTAAAATACTACGATTATCTACATACGCACCTGATTCATTTACATCTACATTAATGTAGCCACCTTTTTCTACAAGTCCCCAATCAAATAAATGAATAACATTATTTTCTAGTTTTTCACTTATTGACATACTAGCTACATTACATATATTATTTAGACCCATTTGCGTACCTTTTTATTGCGTCAATTATTTGGCTTTCAGCTCTTTTAATTGCTTTGTTAACAAAATTATTACCGTAGGTTCCAGCAAAATTGGGATCCACACTAAATGTCCGCCCATCTTTAGCGCGTACCATAATAGCCATATGACTACGACCTTTATCTTCTCTATATGACACTCTATGTGTAACAATTACGTCTTCTGTTCCTCTAAACATTAACCACCGCAACCAGTCAATTAATTCTCCAGATCTTGGTGATACATAACTTGCTGCATCTAATCCATACTGACCCTGCTCAGAATCTTCTGATATGCTTGTTACAACTATATCAACACTAAAAACTATAGTTGGATCATCATCATGGGGTACAAATTGCATTTTGAGTGTGTATAAATATGATAATAAATACGGCAGTTTTTCAACAGTCGCGTCATCTAATCCAAAGTCGGCCCGTAATTTACCATTGACAAGACTTTGGTATTCTTCTGTTTGTAATACGGCCGCATCAATTACGGATCTCAATGATTCTTTTAATCCATTTAATTTTGCATTAAAATTAGCAAGGTCTTCATCAGATCTAAGTTTATCGCGAATCGCCTCCGATAATCTTTTCTGTATAGTTTCTGGCCGAGTAGATATTCTGTTTTTTGCCATTACACACGATTCCAGTAACAAAAGAAAAACATGTCTTTACCAAAACCGTGCGGCTGCGGCTCAGTTGATGGCTTATACCTCAATGAGCCGGCAGCCGCCTCTTGGTCAGAATAAAAAACTGCATAATTGCAACTTTTTACCTTAACTAGGTCATCAACAGACCCTATCGTTAACAGCTCACCTTGTGGCTGATCGATACTAACACCGATCTTTTTAAAAGTAGATCTACTAAACGAAGTTGGGTCAACAGAGTAAATACGAAGCTTGATAACCTCAGTTACTTCTGTTTCTTTTAAACAATCATCTGTTCCACACATTGGACAATTACCAAGTGTAAAAGGCATTGGTCCACCGAACTTATAGATTACTCCGTAATCATTGGTTTCACAATTAATACATGACTCGTAAGTTGGCGGATAGTATAAAGTTACATTAATTCCAATTTCATCACTCTCTAACCATTGAGTGTGAATATCATCATAGATTTCTTTAGCCTTAGCCATTATTCGATTTATTCTGAAGCTCATAGATTACAATTCACTCTAAATGATTCTATTGTTGTGTAATACGCCCCACTAGCGATTTCTACATATCCTTGTAATTTCCATGTGCCAGCTTCATCTATATCTCCAGAAGCTGTATCGTAATAAATTTTTCCTTCTGAGCCATCTGTTAAAAAAGAAGCAGTGTGAGTAGTTTTAACACCACTGGGTGATTTCAATATTATGTTTTTGATAGTGCAGGTAGATACATTTACGGCCGCATCATCTTCTATAATAGTTAATATTAATCTAAGTTTTACATCATCAACTTGACTCATGATGTTCTCACTTCAAATGTGTTAATTGTGTCTATTGTTCCAGAGAGATCACAAGATCTAAAAATACTAGTAGTAAATACTGTATCTTGAGTTATACTTGTGTTAAATGAATTAATTCTTGAAATTATTACGTTAAACGAATTAGATGTATTGATGTAGACATTTTTCTCTATATCAATAACAATTCTAGATTCGCCAACATTAGAGGCACCATATATTGCATAAATAATATGCCAAAAACCCATATTATACCTTAGACTTAAAGCCGTTAGCGGAAACTGTTAGTGTATTTACTGCAGCAGATCCATCAAAGGCTAGGGCGGTATTTGCACTAAGTCTTAGGGGCGGATTAAACTGACAATTACAACCACCACCACCGGGAGCGGACAGTGTCCAAAGAACAGTTCCACTAGCACCATCTTGTAAATCAACTGTAATATCTGTAGTTGACGAGTTGGCTATACATACACCTGTAATCCATAATCTAATACCTGAACCGGGAGCAGCTAACTCGGAGGTCATAGCCGTAGACGCCCCATCTGTATTTGTTTTACGTTCTTGTACAACATCTTCAAGATTAGAATGTTGTCTTGTAATTAATACTCCGTCAACACCGGCAAATAGATCAGTGCGGTCATTATTAGCAACCATCGTTTTACCGCTAATTGATGTAGATGCCCTAGCCCCTATTTTGTGTGGTTTGCCCGTATCGACACCATCATGAGCAACAGATGATCCAGTTAGAGTAGACAAGGTCTGGGCGGAAGCAATTTCAACCTCCCCAATGATAACGCCACTATTAGCAGCCAATTTACCTATCTCGTTTGTACCGGCGGGCAACGCTGTGTCAATTGTCGTACTTGTCCACAGACGACCGGCCGACATTTGCAGCATCTCATAATCACCATCTGTACCAGATGTATTTGCCGGTGTCGCCTTTCGAACAGCCATTGCTGGCACACCAACGTCACCATCTGCACTAGCGATATCTTCAGCCTTAGCAATGGCGGTTGCACCAGAAGAAATAGTAGCTGTTACAGTTCCAGAAACCGGCTGAGTTACCGCCGATCCATCAACTTTTAGTGCTGTCATCGAAGCGATACCTTGAACTGTCAAGACATCGCTCGAAGCGGTTCCCGCAGTGCCAAGTGCTGGCTGTTTAGCAGCAGTGGCCGCACCTGTCGGAAGACTTATTGTTCCGCTTATGTTAGTAATATTCCATGTTCCATTCTGAGCCGCAGCAAATACAGCGTCGCTTGCAGGTGCCACACTTAACGAATTCGCAGCGGTCTTTATCCCTAATGACGATGGAATTTGCCCACTTAGTGATGTAATATTTTGTGCAATTCGCTGCAACCGACCATTAAGACCACTAGTTGCTGTGTCTGTAGCCGGAGCCGTTTCAGAGGTGCTACCAATTGTCGCCTTCTGTCCTTCATCGCACACAACTAGTGCCTGATCAACATTGATTCGTAAGCTACACACATCTCCGTCGTCTAGTGTTGGTGGAATAGCACTATACTTTCCACCAACAACCGCAATTTTACTTGGAGCGGCATCGTGAGATGTTCCAACAACATCGTCAATTAATTGTAATGAAGTTAAAGCCGCCCCATTTTCTTGTACAACAAATGTACCGCCGTTGTCAACAGTCAACGAACCACCATTGTCTGTCACAGCTACTGTGCCGCTAATTGCGACTGTACCATCTACAGTAATACTTCCACCATTATCATCGATCGACACAACTCCAGTCGAGTCGTTAGCAATCGTTACTCGTAGTGCTGTAGCTTCAAGCCCGCCACCAACAACAGCTAGCGAAGCAACATCTGCACCTGTGGCAAAATCAATGGCCGCAAGTGCTCCGGTATCAGCGTCAATTGTTGTTAATAATCCTTCGACTCCATCAAGATGGCTTATGATCGTAGTTTGATTAGCTGCTGTCGATGCACCCGTTGGCAAACTAACAGTTCCGCTAATATTTGTAACATTCCACGTACCATTTTGAGCAGCCTGAACGGCAAATGTGCCAGCATTGTCAACCGTAATTGACCCACCACCATCACCAATCGGAAGCGGTTTTACGGCACTAACTGTAGTCAGTGTATTCCCAGAATCTTCCCACATGATTGCAGTACCAATGATCGTGGCATCTATGTCACCCTCTGTGTACTGCGTTCCGCCTCCAAATGATGTGATCTGATCTCCACTGCCGTCTACGATCGCAACATTTAGGGCATTGCTATTTGTTAAATCTCTAATGTCTGTATCTGTGGTTCCATCAGTTAACCGAACCTTACCGGCGTAAGCTGTACCGGCTTGAAGAGTAGCTTGTGTAGCAAAAGTGCCCGCATTAGTTACATCATGAGAACCAACTGTAACTGTACCAGAAATCGCCACAGTGCCATCAACAGTAATCGATCCACCGTTATCATCAATTGAAATAACGCCAGTAGAATCATTGGCAATAGTGACTCGTAATGCACTGGCTTCAACTCCTCCTCCAGTAACCCCCAACGACGCTACATCAGAACCAGTAGCAAAATCAATTGCCGCTAGTGTTCCGGTATCTGCATCAATTGTAGTAAGTAAACCCTCCACTCCGTCTAAATGACCAATAATAGTAGTCTGATTTGCAGAAGTAGATGCCCCAGATGGTAATGGTAATGCCGCCGCAGAAATAGCAAATGTACCCATACCAGCATTAGCAGTTACTGTTCCAGTAACAGTTACATCGTTATTTGATCCAAGATTTACTAATAAACCATCAGCAACAGTTCCTTGAACAACAACAAGTGCGTTAGCAGCACCCTCCATAAGCATTGCTGTGCCGGTAATTGTAGCATCAGTATCACCCTCGGTGTATTGTGTTCCGCCACCAAATGAAGTAATTTGATCGCCATTATTATCTACAATAGCAACTGCCTGAGCATTATACCCAGTAAGTGGTACAACCTCAGCGTCGGTAGTACCATCTGTTAATCTTACTTTTCCAACATAAGCAGTACCAGCCTGTAGAGTTGCTTGTGTAGCAAAAGTACCAGCATTTATTACTGTAACATTTCCAGAGATAGATACTGAGCCATCTACTGTTAATGAACTACCGTTATCATCTACAGATATAACCCCTGTAGAATCGTTGGCAATAGTTACTCTTAAGGCAGGAGCCTCTAGTCCGCCTCCAGTTACGCCAAGAGAAGTAACATCTGAACCTGTGACAAAATCAATTCCAGCAAGTGTGCCAGTATCTGCATCAATAGTGGTTAAAAGCCCTTCGACTCCGTCTAGGTGCCCAATTATAGTTGCTTGATTAGCAGCGGTTGACGCCCCGGTTGGAAGACTGATAGTTCCGCTTATGTTTGTTACGTTCCATGTGCCAGCCTGAGAAGCTTGAACGGCAAAGGTTCCAGCATTTGTAACATCGTGTGAAGGAACAGACGCCAAAGAAACGGGTAATGTACTGATAGCGGCTGACCCGTCTGATAATCGTACGAATACCGGAGTGTCAACCGGGGCATCTACAGTAAGTGATCCACTGTTGTCATCTACGGAAAGAACTCCAGTGGAGTCGTTAGCTAAAGTAACTCGTAAAGCAGAAGCCTCAACACCCCCACCAATAACACCAAGAGAAACTACATCGGACCCAGTTACAAAGTCTACAGACGCTAAAGCACTTGTGTCGGCATCTATAGTTGTAAGAAGTGATTCAATTCCATCGACATGTCCAATAATAGTTGCTTGGTTGGCTGCTGTAGCTACCCCAGTTACCGCAATTGTTCCAGTCACAGGTAATGGATTAGATGCACTTACATCGCCATCATTAACTCCATCGTCTCCAATGGTTATCTTAGAGCGTGGATATTTAACACCGCCAATATCATCAAGGGCGACTTCTGGGCCAAGTCCATCACCAGATGGTAAATTAATATTGTCAGCCATTATTTTTTACCTACATTAATAATAAGAGTGATCTTTTTCTATTTACAGCACTAGTTAAGTCACCATATTCCCAATCATCTGAAATAACCTTATGTGAGTTAGAATAATGCCCAACTCCACCATAAGTATTTGACGAAATGGCGGTATCAGTACTAGATATTACGCTAGATCCATTTTTGTAAACTTTAATTGCTGAACCATTTGCCTCATTTTTTAAAATATCATTAGCAGAAGGAGTTTGTGCAGAAGTACCAAGAGTTGTGGGCGTTCCAGATATTACTTTTTGTGAATATATATCATTTTGATACCATTGTCCAAAATAGTTAGTGTCTGTGCTAGATGAATCTTTTCTAACTATTACAGCATATGAAGATAATGTTCCATTACGACTAATAAATTTTGCTTGAGCATAAGTATCTGAACTAGATGTAGCTGATGTCATACGAGCATATTTCCAACCAGTAAATACTGCAGAATCAGTTAATTGATTTGAAGACACAGTCATATCTGTGCCTAGCCAAAAACTCCAGCCATTATTTTGACCTGATGTAATAGCTCCGTTACTTGGCCAACTCTCAGTATATGTGGTACTATGTGGTTCGGCTCTACATTTACCATTCTTACCCTTCTTTTTGTTTTTCAATCTGTTAGTCAATAGATAATCTTCGTCTGGATCATCCCATCTTTGCCAATACTTCTCTTTAAGAGAAGCTAAACACTGTCTCCAATAAAAGTCGTCACCAGTATCAGCTATTAACTGTAAATCTTTTCTGACTCTTTCTCTAACCTTCTTGACAAATGTGGAATTTCCAACCCTCAGCTCTATTCTTCTACGATAGACTACAGAATGTCCAGCCAACTCTATCACTACTTCTCCAGTAGGATAAACGCAGGGCATTAAAGGTTTGGGGCCAGTTAATCCATCTGGATCAGATCCATCTGTTAAAGTATAGGCCAACCAATCAACTAAATACGTACCTACGGGAGTAATACCAAACATGCTTTGCCAAGCTGAAGATGCCCCAAATTCTGGTAAAGCTTCAGTTATATGATTTCCATTGCCAATAAGTTTATAGTCACTGTCTAAATCAATATTATAATCTGTACAAAAAAAGCCACTACCAACACCATCACTATGATTACCAACAGATTGTGTGGGTATATTTCGTAAATCTACTACAGCAACTGCATTATCTGGAGGACAATAACTAAACATTGTTCCAGACAATTTCCAAACCCACGGACATATCCAATATTTATACCTTGGCATCATTAAATATCTTTATATCTCGTCCTTGTGAAGCAGTCTGCCCAGTGATTTGAACATCCTTACAATTATAAAACTTGTAATCCTCATCTTTTGCCAAAGTGGAATGACAATTGTTAATTCTAATTCTATCTGAATTATACATTACAAGAGAACTTTTTGACTTATCTCTATCTTCGTTTAGTCCATGAAACTTTACATGATCTAGAAAAAACAGAGTTTGATTTTCGGCACGTAAAGCTATACCCCTATATCTTTCGATAATAGTTCGTCCCAGAATATGCACTGTATTTGTTCCGGGATGATTAGGGGCATTTCCGGGGACCGGCGGAGGATCAGCATATAGATATACGGCTTGCCCACTAGCATCTACTTTACCACAGTTTCTTACATCACAATTATCTATTAAAAGATCATCTGAGTTGCCGATCATTAAACCATTACCATTAATATTGGTTACCCACATTCTAACAAGAGAAAGATGAAAAGTAAAATCAGAAAAAAAACCAACTACTTCTTTATTATCACCGTTAAGTTCTACACCAATTATGGTAACTCTAGTTTTCTTAGAATTATGATTGGAGCCTTGCGCTATTAATAGTGGTTGTCCGATAGGAAAAGATCTAGTAGGTAAAATAACTACTCTTTCACCTATAATAGTCTTTTTATTACCATTAATAGTAAGTGGTCTATCTATTCTGTATTCACCAGACTTAATGTACACACATTCATCTGGTAAATTTAATACTTCTTGAATATCCATTATTATACTAGCCTATATGTTATATGACCGCCAACAGTAGAAGTTGTATTAAGTACTAGATTTTCACCAAGTTTAGTTAACAGATTGGCATTTTCACTAACAGATATTGATCCATTAGCTGCCATATAGTCTAAGCCAGTAAGATATGTTCCAGTACTAGATAAAAATCTTACTGATCCGGCCCCACTTGCGCTAAGTAAATAAGAATCTACAAGTATATGCCTTTCTGCCACACCAGAAATAACAATTGTGTTCCCACCAGTAGCAGCAATAATTGCAGAATATTGTTTATCCGGTCGATCATCAATTTGATTTATATTTAATACTTCTCTAACAACTGTATGCTGCAAACAAACAGAAGATACATTTTGGGTACCAGTGGTACTATAAATTCCATCTGACATATTATTCTGATTCCGAATTAGGTGTTGATACTATATATCCAGTAAGTGTCCTGCCCATTAAATGATCCGTTTTTGCTTTCTCATATTGTTGACAAATAGAATCGGCAGCAGCTTTTGATTTATCTGCCATTCCTTTTACATCAACCGTAGTAGGTCCATCACTAACTTTAAAGTCGTTTCTGGCCCAACTAGTATGTACACTACGAGTCAGCATACAAGCTGCACGAAGCGCGACTAAGTTAATGAAATTAGAATCTGGATCTGGACTTATCGTTTGTCCGCATAGAGAGATATCATAACCGGCAGCTATGTCAGAACTAACATACGAAGCAGCAACAAAAATAAGAGTAGTCAATCTTTTATCTGAATACTCATAATTATCTTCATCTGTATCATCTACTATATGTCGTAGATATATTAAGGTATCTGAAATAAGATCCATAATTTCTCTCTATCGTTAAAAAAAGAAAGGGCTAGATATATACATACCTAACCCAATCTTTAATGAAGTTAATTAGCTCTAAATTAGAAGCTTAATGCTGCGCATCTTCGCGAGTCAAGAGCTGCGACGCCATACCGTCTCCAACCGTATGCTCCACCCTTCTGGCTACGATGAAGAACAGAACCCTCTGCGCCGTCTTGGAACAGTTCGAGTGGTTGAGTTTCAAGTAGAACAAAAGAGTCTCGGGTTGCAAGGTCTAGAGCAACGGCAATTTCAATATCGGCTACGGTGTGCGTAGAACCGATAATAGGAACAAGATCACCGCCGAGAGTAGTTACATAATACTCTTGATATTCCTGATCAACGCCAAACTCGTACATTTCGTGTAGTTTGACCTTAAGAATATCTAGGGTAGTATTGTCACCACCACTCATGCTATACAACTGTGCTCGAACGCTATCAGGCACCTGATCAAGATTCCAGTTAAGGATTTCTTCGATACCTTCACAGCTAAGATAAATGTCAGTCATTCGACCTTTCTTGAGAGAAGTCTGATTACCACCAGCATTTCGTGCCATAGCACATCGCGCTAGAGAAAACAGCTTCTTAGTAAACTGACCAGACTCAGCACCTGCGTCGTAGACGGTTAGTGCTCGGTCAGCAACAGCTGCAAGTAAGGTGTGCCAACAGTTATCGTTTTGCTTCTTAACAAAACCAGCGACAAGTGCTTCCATATATCGGCTGATTATGTCCCACCGTGCGTTTCGGGCGTGTTCAAGATCCCACTCAACAGCGTTGGCGTCGCCAATCACTGCAAGCGTAAACTTGTCGCCAGAAGTCATAACAGCAGGGATATAACCTTTGCCGGGATTGGTAAATGCCCGATAGTCGCCCTCAGTGCCCGGAGCTATAATATCCGTCGGGATTTCAGGAGAAACACCCGGAGGAAGAGTCGTGACGTTAAAAATACCACTGGTATTATCGCCATCGAATATAGCTTGCCGAACAGGCAATTGGACGGCCGTGAAGAATTCAGTAATCGCTTTTGCGCGAACTACTGGGTCAGAAGCGGCAGTCGCCTTCAAGACCTCTGTTGATACGTCAAATTTTTCAAGACTCATATGAATTATGCTCCGATATATATTTAAAGTGATAAATTAGTCAATATTAACTGCAACTTCGCAGAAACCGTCAGCATCGACTGCCGATTCGAAACGACCGACGCTAGGATATCCGCTAGTGCTTAGTGTGGTGTAATTACCATTTGGGCCAAGGTACATATCGGCGTACGGAGTAATATTACCAGTTGTAGCAGCGTGTAGGTTGTTAACCTTACCACGGAACTTGCGAACAAGTGTAACCTTGCTGTTGATTGGTACGATGTTGTAATTCTGGTAGTTCTGAGGAATAGAAGTCGTATCATAATCAACGACAGTCTGCATCAGGACGCCCATTGGTTTACGACCAGATGGATTGGATACATAACTTACAGTTTTTGCTGAATTGTCCATACCACCAGTGTGAGTGCCGGTAGCGGCGCAAACACATCCGCCCATCTCGCCCGAACCATCCATCGTGCAAGAAAGGTCATAAGTGAACGGATCTACAACTTGGTGACCACGAATAGCCATATTATTTATTCCCCTTATTTTTAATAAAATTCAATTTACTGGCAATAGACTGAGAAAGCGCCAAAAGACCATCTTCGGCAGGCGGCTCAACGTTTTCCACCTTAGGAGGAGTTACAGCAGCCTGAGCCTTTGCAACTGCATCATCTACATTCTCTACTGTTTCTTTATGTACTTCTGCCTTAACAGAATATAGAGAAGCAATTTGTTCAAACATCTCATCATTAACTGATGCAAATGTCTTAACAACTTCTTTAGCTTTTTCTTCGGTTACATTAGCTGCGATAAGTTTAGAAATTCTTTCTGCGATAATCTTTTCAGCCAACATAGCAGAAACTTTAGCTTCAGCTTCTTCAACTTTAGCACAGGCTTCTTTTTCTTTCATGTCCATCTTTTCAGCACATTCTTTTTCCATCTTGTCCATCTTGTCTTTGGATTCCTCAGCCAAAGCCTTTAGAGCAATTACTTGTGCCTTAAGTTCTTCTACTTCTGCGCTTACCTTTTGTGTTTCTTGTTCTTTGAAAGATGCAATTGCCTTATTGGCATCAGCCAAAGCTGACTTAAGTTCAGCAATTTCTTTCTTCATATCTTCTTCTACTGCCATTATTGTCTCCGCTATTGTTTTATTAGTTTCTTCGGCAAAAATGTGATCACTAATTATAGATCGTGGATTAGCGGGATCAGTAACTATACCTTTACCACTAAAAGTAAATTCACGTGGAACTCTATATAGTCTTCCACCATCAAATTCACCAGATCCACCATAATATCTCAAATGTTTAGTTAAAAAAGCTGTTTGTTCTACTCTGGGAATAAGTGTTTGCACTTCGCCCTTAACAATCATGTAATCAAACTTTCTAAACAAAGCCTCCATTGAAACAAAAAGTTTCTTTTCTTCAATAGAAGCTATAATTTTAGCTATTTTTTGTTCTACTTTTTTATCATCCCAATGTGTCCATATAACAGCTTGAGTTGCTATATCCTTAATGTAAGGAACAGCAGAATCATCTATTATATATTCACCATTAGAATTTAAAACAATACTATCAGTTATTACACCTATAATATTCTTTTCATCGTGCATATAATTTAGTTGTTTATGCACTGGTGTATGTCTGGCTGCCCAAATTTCTTCTGGCAGAAACCATTCATCGTTTTTGTTATTGCCAACACTTGCCAAAATAGACTGTAGATAATACAAATCAAAATTTCGCCCCTCTTGAAATGCGGCGATAGCTTTAACAGTCTCCGCACTAGGGGTTTCTGATTTTTCTAAAAGACAAGAAAAAGCAACAATATTGTTCTTTAGCTTATCTTCTAGACCATCTAATATTTCTTGTTTATATGGTGTTATTAGCATTCTAGTATATACTACTCTATTTTTAAAGTTTTTATTTAAAAGTTATGTAAAAAAGTGCCATTTGCTTCATTCTTGTTCTGACAGGACAGAAATGGCGTACGCAGCAGCACTTGCAATTCTTTTATCATCCATAGTCTGGGGACGTTTAATCTTTTGTGAAAGACTAAATAATAGAGCGTCTCTTATACCTCTTTCTACTGTAGATACTTTAATATTACTAATTGACTTTTCAATAGTTTCTTGATTTACACTTGAAAATGGTGAAATTCCCATAAGAATAGAAAGTTTAAGATCTTCAAATTGATTAGATTCTTCATCACTTAATTGTCTAAAATTAGCTTTGGATTTTTCTTCTAGATATGGCCCGCCAATTACTTCTGTTATTTTATCTAGGGCCTCACGCGCCCATACTTGAGTTTCCATAAATGAAGCAACAACTTTTCTAGTAGAAACTTTCTTTGGGTCACGTTTAATAGTGTCTTTGACACCAACTGGGCGACCACCGGCATTTTTAGAAAATACATCATCCTTTTTGACATCTACACCCATCTCATCGCCGTCCATATTTCCGGTTTTAACAAGATCACTAACAAGCTTATCTTTTACCATAGGATCATGGAAAGTAGATGCTTTAGGAGGAATAGTGCCTTTCTTTCTTCGTTTAGTTTCTTTAAGAATTCTACTAGACTCAATAGAATCTATGAAGTTAAATTCTTCACGAATTGCTTCAACACTAATAATATCTCTATCCCAAAGTTCAATTAATAGTTTCTTGTAAGATATTTCATCTGAAAAAATAGCGTCATCAAATTGTATTTTTGCAGGAGTTGAAAACCCCATTGCTTTCTGAATTATTCTAGATTCTCTCGTCCAAAAATCTATTAGTTTATTTCGAACGTACGCTAATCTCTCTACAAGTACTTTCATAGAAATAGCGTTATTAGTCATTCCGGAGTTGCCAGCTCCAGATCCGCCAGCCATTGATGGATTGATCCCTAAACCATCGTAGATTTCATTCATAACCTGCGTATATTTTTCAGAAAACAGGAAATGATGGGCGGTGCTAGCCGATTCTATTAATTCTAAAGCTGGGCCCCAGACAACATCCAACACACCACCAGATATATTGTTTAATAACATATTGCTAAAATACTCAAGCATTTCTGGTGTTGGTATAATAGAATTAACGATATTAGTTGTATCTATATAACCAAGTTTCCACAGTCTTACGTTAGAAATAACACCATCTAGAGCCGACATATCAGCTAGGTGCATTTTCTTTAACATAATTAAAGGTTCAGCTATACATAATATAATTGGGCGACTCCAAGTGTCCCAATCATCTTTACGATAGTGATAAAGAAATATGTCTTCACCATCTTTAAGTATTAAATTACCATTTGATTCGGCAACTCTACTTTTGAGTTTATTTGGTAACGACTGATAAAGTCGCCCAGAAAAGCTAGAGCCGTTTTGCGATCTAAAAGTAAGATTATAATTAGTAAAGGTAGATATTAGGCCACCAGCTGCACCAACTCTAAATAGTCTCTCACCAGAGCTTATATTAGCTGGAGTAATATCTTCTTGTAGAGCTGTAACATCTAAAAATGTATAACCAGAAGGAATTTCTAGATTCTTAGTTTTAATAGACTTGAATTCTTGACCTTTAGTTTTCTTCCAACTATCAGCTATTTCTTCTGAAATTTTAGACCGTTCTGGCATAACAGCCAAATTACCGAGTCTAAATAAATAGTTACAGAATCTCTCGGACACGTCTTTACCATGAACAGTATTGAACCATTCGCGATAAAAAGCCTGAACTCCTTTATTAGAGTGAGCCCAGTCTATGCCTTTTACACAAAAGTCAGCCATTAGATCGATAACATTACGAACAATATCAACATTATAATAAGACTCGTTACAAAATGAAAGTACTTCCAAAAAGTCAGTGGGAACCCTTTCGGACGGACGTGCTGCCGAATAATTTGTCTTAGTGTATTCATTACGTACAGATACTGATGCCTTTGCGCTAAATGTGTCATTTAAACCAGTTGAGCATCCTTTAAAAGCTCTACCAGCTGACGAATATGCCGCGACAGCCTTATTTAATTTGATTAGATTTTGTGTATTTTCTGACATTTATGAACTTCTATTGTTAATACCTATTGTAATACTATTCTAATATAGAATACTCTAAATTTGAATTTTTTACTACAAAGTGTATTCAAAAAGTGCTATTTGCGTATTACTTTACTTTCGAAAAGTTTATTAAGCTGATCAGCGACCTTGCTGTTACCCCTAAAAAGTTGCGTAGATTTCTGGGCGGGCGTAAAACCAAATAAGTTAATTAGATCAGGATTGTCCAGTCTTTTCTCAGCTGGAAGAATATTACGTGCAACATAATTGGCCATCAATAGGGCTGAATACCTATCTTTTTTGAGTTTACCTTTCTTATTGATCCCAGCTTTTATAGATGGCGTATCAAATTTTTCTTTGCTGCCAGCTGTTTCAGTAACAACAATACTAGTTAATTCTTTCTTTAACTCATCTATTTCATAGACACAGTCATCTAAAGTATCATATAGTTCTTTGCCTTCGCCAATGCTTTCATCATAGTATTCGGCCAAAGCATAAGAAATAGCATCACTAATTGGAAATCTAATAGTCTTGTCTTCCATATCTTTTTTGAGTAGGAAGTTGGCTTCAGCATTCCAAGCATTATTAGGATTAATGATTTTTAAGATATGCAATCCGGGCATATGGTCAGTTTCCTTACCCTTTTCGCCCGGTTCTATCGTTGGTAATATAACATGTTCGCCGGGACGAATTTTGGTAATATCAGTGAGGGCCTCCATAACCGCTTTACCACCGCCCTGAGAGTCTATTGCTATATACTCACATGGAAATCTCTTCATTAGATCTCTAATTTTTCTCATGCAAAAATGATAATAGTCATGCTCTGCTATAAGGCCAGCTTTTAGTCTTTGTTTATGATCACTAGATTGAGTTGTCCAAACATGTACTATTCTACGGTGGTCATCATTAATCTCTAAAATAACAATAGCAAAATTATCACCCTGATAAGCTGGATCAACGCCGTAAACATATTTTTTACTTATATCGCCATAAAGAGCTGGTGAGAATCTCTGTGGATCATCCTCAGTAACGGTACAAGATTCTATAAGACTATTTTTAAAGAATCCATCTGAGTCATTTGAAAATACAGCCGAATACTCTCTAAGGTAAACGTCTTTAGTTGTTGATACTTTAATACGATTTACTTGATCCATGTCCATGTATCCACCGGTAACTAACTCAATAGGAACACGAGTAATACAATAATCATCTGGATTTATGTTTTTTGCGTCGTTTGGATCATCAAACATTCCCTCAAGTATTTTTGGATTTTTCTTTGACTCTATAATACTATGCCATTTAGTAAAATAATGATAAAAATGATTAATTTTGTAGTGGGCGGTACCACAAAGAATCAATTGGTTTTGCATAAAATCTTTATTGCCATCAGACTTTGGAATTGGTATTTTATATTTTTTCATAGTCTGGTGTCTAGCGTTCAATTTAATTTGTTCAACCGGAGATGAGGCAACGGACAAGAAGCCAGACATAACTTCTTCAAAAATCTGCCTATTCATAGAAGCAAATTCTTCAGAGATCAAACAATTGTGATTAATGAATCCGCCACCACAAAAACTATTAGTTTCTGGAAGAACGAAATCATAAAGATTGTCCTGCTCATCTAACTTTTTAATACTAATGACTTTATCAGCTGGTTTACCTTTAGCAAGGTGTTGTTTTGTTACTTCTAATGTATATATACCATTATCTTCTGTAATTTTAGAAATAAAATCAAACTTAAGTAATAGAATCTGTAATTGTTGTATCTTTTCTTTATGCTCTGAAGAAGTCTTCTTTCCAAGCCAATACTGGCCAAAAATCATATTAAGAAATTTGGTAACAATATTTCTAGGTGACTGCAGTATATACCATGGAATTTCTGGTAATTCAAAAGTAGATAGGTTAATAATACCAGAATAAAATAACTCTGATTCATCTAACTTAAGACCATTATGTTTTGCATATTCATTGGGAAAAAAGTCATTATTATCTAAATAGATTTCGTCCCCAATCTGAAAATCTGTCCCTACCTTCCAGCCGTCACTTGTATGTAATTGATGAACTTTAGAGTATTTAATACTATATCCATTTTCTGTGGTTAGTTCATAAACATCGGTTAACTCGGTAGAATAATGAGACTTAGGAACCTCAAGTGCCCCATTCATATTTATTACTTCAGTACAAGCTTTATTTTGAAAATCTTTAATTTTTATTAGACCTCTATCGGTCTGTATAAGAGTATTTTTGTGTACACAATTAGCTCGGTAACCTCTAACCTTTGAACCGTCTGGGCCGACCGGTAGGGCGTACGTTACGCTGTCACCGAGTCTAAATGTCCAAACGTCAGTTCCATGCGTCGGGCCGTTTTTGCCACCCTTAAAACAGTTCTGAAGAATAAGAGATTTCTTCCAGATTCTTTCCATATATTCAAAAACAACCTTAGACTGTCGAAAACCAGCGGAAGTAATAATACAGCCAACTCCGGGATTGAGAATCATTTTTATTAACATATAAACGGCTAAGCTAAAGCTATTATGAGATATAAATCCATTAGAAATAAAAGAATGATCGTCTCCTTTTAAATGTACATCATACGTGTCTTCATATCCCTCTTCAATAGAGACTATTTGATCATAATAATAATTATTATTCAATACAGTATTTAAATCAGTATACTCTTTAGATTTTGATGATAATGGTGATTTTCCAAAAAGATTCAAAAATGTTCTAAGTTGATTATACGATGGATTATATTTTTTTAATTTGTATGGAGATATCTTATTAGCTCCGTATTTATTATGCTTTGTTTTGTAAACTGTGTCCTTAGAAAATTCTCTTAGTTTTAATAATTTGTCACCTATTAATTCTAATGGAATAATATCTGTGTTATCATTAGAAGTTTTTAAGCAATGCTTATTTAGCGTTTCTTGCTTTCTATTAATTCTAAATCCTACAGTATCTCTAAATATTCTAAGTGATGATCCACTAATTTGTAGTTTGTAATAATTTTTATTATATTTTTTATTAAATTGAGTCTTTAAGAAGGAGTTGATTCCTAATATTAATAAAAGAAATTGTGTTTCCTCTGCTAATTGATAAGACTTGCTAGAAAATTCTACAATGCAATTATTAGTGTGACAGCACCCATCTGTATCAAATAATCCTTGTAAATATGATGCAATGGCACTAAACGGAGCTGACATTATAATTTTTGGAGTTATTTTATTTCCAGTTCCAGAATAATTATCGCAGCCAAATTCTTCTATAAAAGATTTTTTATAAAATTTATTTGACAATTCACCTTTTACTGTGTATTGAATATTATTTGTGGCTGAAATTTTTAGATCTGCGTTTTTCCATTTTTTCAATCCTATATTTACATTATTTATACAATCCTGATCTATGTTAGTAAAACCCAGACCGCTTGAAGTATTTGAATAACAACCATCTCCGACCATAGCGCCAATCATGTATGCGACATCTTCGTCTAAATTATTGTGATTCCATTCTTCATATTTTCTTTGTATTGGTAAATAATCTCCAATAGTAATATTTTCTGCATTTTTCCAACAAATTTCACCATTTGACACAACTCTTAATGGATGATTAAAAGTACATTCCATTGTTCTTCCTGATCGAGTTTTAATTTTTTTAGTTTTCTTTTTTCCATTATACCAGCTATATTCAACTTCAGAAAATCCATTTTCTCCATATAATTTATTATCACATTTTTGTTGAATATATTCTATATTATCTGGTACTAGACTTTTAATAGTTCTAATGCCATTTTTTGTAACTAATAAATTTTTACCAACTTCACACTTACTGAGTCCACGCGAACCCACAAGAATTGGAAATCTATATTTATAGAGTTCACTCAGCATAAGACACTGAAGTGGAAAACTATCTATCTGTAGAATATACTTCATAATAAAATAGAAGTACTCTGGTTGAGACATTAGATATAAAACATATTCGGCGAACTTATCACTGGCTGCCACTGGAATTCTATTGAATGGATTAAATAAAGTGCTATCATCAGTAAGAATACCAAGATAGGCTTCATCTAATTTGGTGTTTAAGTCCTGAGGAGACAATCTAGTTAAAAAGGTATCCTTCAAAAGTTCTTTAGAATTATTACTTAGAATTATTTTGTTTGTCATAATAGTTTCTTAATATTTCGTATGTTCGATGCTCTGCATCTTCTTGTGTATCATTAAATAGAAATTTGATATTTGGGAATTCTTCTTCTATCGTATAAATTCTTTTACGTAAAAAAGATCCAGTCATTTTAATATATTTTAATTTGCTAAATGGTATACCAGATTTATTGGGAAAAATAAGAAGGTGTTCATATGGAAATGAACACATAATATACGCTTCATCAAATGACGACATTCTTTCTAATTCTCGATGGAATCGTTTCCATTGCTGGCCAAAACATATCTGTAATTCCTGAGTACTACATTTCCTATCAATCGTTATTTTATCCTCATAGCCTACAATGCTATAGTCACCAGTTTTAAGACAGGTAACTACTAATTCGACATCTGAATAGGAATAAAAGAAAAATTTATCCTTTTTTTCTCTTGTATCCTGTATTATCTTTATTGTCATTTGTATGTTCTTTTTCCCAGTCTTCCATATGCGCTAGGGCGACCTTATCTTTAATTAGAGATTTGTATTTAATAGTCACATTATTCCATGCTAAGCATTTGACTATATTACGTACTACCGTTGGATTATTCATATCAAACTTGCGCATAATTTGTACTTGTTTTTTCTTGTATTTGTGAAATAGTATGAAGACGGCCTCAACCATAGCTTCATCCATTTTAGTCTGCGAATTATTTTGTTTTTGGACAGCCGCATCTGCCCATCTTATATTACCGGGCTCATAATTTCCATCATTATTGATTCTATCTATAGAGTGTCCGGGTGGGCGTTCACCCAAATTTTCTAGAACATATTTCTTAAATTCGCTAAAACTAGTTAACCATTCTTTACAAACTTTAATACCTCGCCCACCATATCTATGATAGCTTTTAGATTTTGTATTTGTAGTTCTGGTCCGCATTCCTCTCCATGTAACTCGTAAATAGTCTTCATTCTTTTTAGATGCTACAATCTCACTCTCTGGGCGATATTCGTAAGCTATATCATCTCCAGTAAGCGCTTGTTGCTCTTTCTTCTTTTGAATCATTTCCTCTAGAGTTAATTTTTCCTTACGTGCGCGAATAGTATTTCTAGCAATTTTTGCACGAAAAATAGAAATATATCTATCTTCTTTATTGCGTATACTATTATGGCAAACTTTACAAAGAGAAATAAGATTTCTTTTATTTTGTCTAACAGCTACAGATTTTGCCCATCTTAGAACGTGATGGCACTCAAGTTTAACACCAGTATTTCCGCACATCTGGCACTCATATCTATCACGTAATAAAACAGCATTGCGCATCATTAAGTATTTGTGACTGTATCTTCGCCTATTCTTACTTTTCTTTATATTGTGCTTAATTCTAGCAGATATACGTTTTGCTTTTTTCTTGCGTTTCATTTAGAAAAATTACATTCTAATGGTTTACTGTTTTTAATCTGCAAATATCCAATATAGCACTTTTTCTCATTATTATCATCTATAACGCAGACAGCCGTTGTCTTTACAAGAAGAGAAACCTCATCTCGCACATTACAAATAGTATACTCATAACTATATCCCATATTATTTTTTACAGCGTGTATCCATTCATCAAAAACGCGTTTTCTATCACTAGTATGAATACCAGTTAACCACCCAAATCCTCTCATATCAGTAGAATCTAGACCAAACATCTCATTTATGTAATCGTTTGTCCATACACATCTTCCTTCCAAGTCGCACATGTAGACACCAATTTTAAGGTATCTTTCCGATATTTGCTGCCTAATCTGCAGTATATCATGGGCTGTTTGAATGGTTTCGTGAATTTCCTTGATAGTTTCTGCGGGGGTTTGACCGAAAACACGACCAAAATGATGGCCAATAATAATAGCGTTGATTGCATGTTTTATATAACTCCTTATTTTGACTATTAAGCCAAATATAAATACTACTACTAAAGATATAGTTCCATAGTTAGAGACTACCCAATTAAGTAATTCCATCTCATATTACCTTCTTATTAAGCATGATTTGATTGATGGATTGGATAAGAGAATATTTAGGAAACCATCCAGTTGCTCTTAATTTAGAACAATCTATATTAACAAAATTAGTATCGCCTATTCTAAATAATTTATTTTCTATCTCAATAAAATCAAGATAATTAAGATCATAATATTTAAATAAGATAGAAATAACATTTTCTACTGTAGCTATATTGCCAGATGCTATACAGTAATTTTCTGGTTGTGAACAGTCTAAGGTACACAATATACCATCAACAATATCATCTACATATGTCCAGTCTCTAATAGAGTTAATATTGCCAAGTTTTAATTTTTTACCAAGAAACGCGTCAGTCTCAAGATAGTTCAAAACTTTGCCAATAACAAAATTAGAATTCTGAAATTCACTAATAAAATTACCAGAAATTACATTATAGACATGAAGTCCATAGGTTTTCCTATAGGTATCAACATAGATATGAGCAGCTGCCTTGGACGATCCGTATTGATTACTTGGGCAAATTGGTGTATTTTCATTTCTTGATTCTAATAGAACTCCTTCAGAGTTACCAAAAATCTCAATAGAACTCATATTAAAAAACTTAGGTTTAATTTGGGCCGATTTTATAGCATTAAGTATGTTTATGGTACTAACCGTATTAGAATAAAAATATTCGATAGGAGACTCGTTTGCCCCATGTACACTAGACTTTGCTCCAAGATGGCCGACTACGTCTGGCCTAAAATAGCGGATAGCGCCAGATATACTGGCGCTATCCGCTGAATCGGCCGACGCTAGCACAATATTTTGGTTTTGGGCGAATACGGTTTTAGCTCTTTCAAGTTCAGATTCTCTACATAGTCCTATTATATAGTTATCTTTATTTTTAGTAAGAGTTCGGACAAATGCACGGCCCAGTTGACCAGCTACACCAGTAAACATATATATCATTCTTTTTCCCTACTTACTACCTCGGTATTAAAGATCGGGTAGTCTTCCTGTCCATCACCAAAGATATGTGGCTCTGTTAATTTGATATATTCTTCCTTAACTGCCAAACGCATACGTTCTATTTCTAAACCGACAGATTTCCTAAACTCTTCATTCTTCTTTAAATAATAAATGAAGTCACTAAAGTTTTGATTAACGTTTGTAATTTCTTTAGCACGATCCTTACGAGAAACGTTTAGTGCTTTAGTTATATTTTCCTTACGGTCAAGAAAGTTAATCTGGTCTTTTTTAACTTGAACATATTCTGACTGCATATCTTGAATACGTAAATCTATTTGTTCTATTTTGTCTACGTAATATTCTTCTAAATCGTACTTTTCGGCTTCTTTTTCCTCATCATCGTCTGAAGATTCCGTGCTGGCTAATAAGTCGTCTTTTTTCTTTTGCCAGTCCGCCCGTATAGTACGTTGCTCAGCCATAGCGGTAGCCAACTCCATCTCACGCTTAAAAACTCTATTAAGCATACATGTGACCATACAGTATTCTACTATCTGGACTTCTTCTGAGTATATGACATCGCTACCAAATTGTTCCATCATGCCCTTATAGATTTGTACGGCAAAATCATACTCTTCCTTTGTTAACTGTTCGCGCATTACAATAAGATGATGATTGTACTTGGCGCGATTATCAGTAAACTTTTTCTTAGATGTAAGATCTTTACTCAGGGCATTGCGTTGGCAGTACTTACGTATAGTGGCTTCACCTCTGTTTAGGGCCCTACCGATGTCCGCAAACGTATTGAGATCTATCATTGATTCAATCTTACGTTTTTCATCGTCTGTTAATGCCCCTCTCTTTAGAGGTTCTTTATCCTTAGATTTCTTCTTCTTCATTATTAATCCACAATATAGTTTTAATAGTGTTATGTATTTTTATACGTTCATGCCAGCCAACATCCATTCCCTCAAGCATTTTAAGGTAATTTAACCTAAGATTAGCTGGTATTTTAGAATCTACAAGAGAACTAAGTAGATCGGCCCTATCTATTTCTTCTAACTCTGTATTAATATAAGACTTAGAATTTTCTTTTATTTCTTCTGGGCTTCGTACCTTTAGTACATCTTTGCTACGCTCGCCCAATTTGGGATCACAAAAATTATCACGCTTAAGAGTTATTAATCTATTCTTAGCATAATGATAGAAAAACGCAAATTCCTCTCCTTTAGATGGATCATACTTATCGGCACTTTGAAGTATCAAAATATGAACCTCTTGCTTAATGTCTTCTTCATCATAGATTCCAAATTTAAATCTCTTGCTTAGAATCTCGGCAATCTTGACCGAATGTTGCAATAATCTTTCTTGCGGTATCTTCATCTGGATCTTTCTTATCTAGGTCTATTACGGCCGAAGCCTCTGTTTCTGTTGATGCCTTTAAACGTAGCTTAACTTCAATTTCGCGGATATTTGTCATAGAATTAAATTTTTTTCTCAAAAATAGAGTATTATATATTATACAGTATATACTTCTCTATTTTACAATATTTTACTACAAAAAGGGCCCAAAAAGTGCGATTTGGGTATGAAAAAGGGAAATAATGGTAATTTGTGCATGGGGTGAAGAAAAAGAAGTTGTTGATTTTCTTAATGATACCAGAGTGCATCCGGGTGTTACTCGTGATGTAGTTGTTAAGAGAATTAAGAGGGGGTTCATACCAGAAATTGCCTTAAGTAAGGGTGTCTGCGATGAGCCAAGAGCAGGAGATACAAAATTAAGAAAAAAAGCAAGAGAAGAAAAAACAGAACAAAGAGTAAGAATGTTCTTACTAGCGCAAGAAGTAAGGCGAAAACACCAAATGGGTGTCGAAATGGCAGACATACAACAAAGGTACCAAATTAGTAAAAGTCAGGCTGAAAAATTTATTTCGGGCAATGAATATTACAATATATGGTGGGCCGGAAATAATATTCCAGAAGAGTTTAGGGAAATTGTAGAAAAAATTCGTGAAAAAGATCGAGCAAAATCAAATGAAAAGCATTAAAATACCGGCCGGCACGCCGCCCGGAGGAGAACTAAAAGTATTAATAAAGATAGGAACACAGGGATTCTCAAGAACTGAAGTATGGAAAAATGGTGAATGGGAACCCGGCCAAACTATCTATGTTGACCAAGATACATTTTCTGTAGTATTCTCAAAAATAGGAAATGAAATATGGAAAGAGATTTTAAGGGTGGGACGATGACTACCATATATTGTGGTTGGGCCTTCTGACGAAGTCCCGCCCACCAAAGTCTGCTAAGGGGCCCACTTGTTGGGCCCTTTTACATTTGTCCGCGGCCCATATTTGGGGCTTTCTTCTTGTTTTTTTCAACATTTACGCGGCGCATGCCGCATTTTTGTGTTTCTCTGAAAACGCGAACATGTTTTAAATAGAATATTTAAAACATAAACACACCAAAAAGAAGAGAAAGAAAAACCCCCTAAAGGGGGTAAAAAGAAAGAGAAGAAAAAGGTAGAAGGTGAACCTTCAGTGTTTGTACAAATATTTCGCCACGTATATGCCTCATACACTCTGTGGGGCCCGACGATGGCCCGCCAAGCTCCTCAAAAGCAAAAGATGACTCCAAGGTCGTCTTGACTATCCAAACGCGTTCTAGGGGCATCCTGAGCGATTACAGAGAGGATGCTATAAAGAGCATATTTTTTGTTTTGGGTTTGGGGTAGACCACAACATATAGTGGTTGGCGGTGACATAACCTATTGACTGCGGGTGGGTACGTATGTCCGCGGTTGGAGTGGGGAATATTTGGGTGGTTTCTTGTAGGCATGCCACGGGCCCCGGTCTCACTTCTGGGAGCAGGATTCTCAAAAATGAAAACCCAGCCTTTTCATTGGTCGATAGCACAATCTGAGTTTCAGTGTATTGACAGAGTCCCCCCTAGGGGTTAAGATCACCGCCAGACTCTGTCGATGATGAACACGACAGACAACAATCATCACAACACGGGAGAAACGACAATGGCTTTCCAGTATGTTATGAGAAAACTATCGGAAACGACAATCTACGCTGAGCCACTACCAGACGTCCTAGGGTTCGCTCTAGTCGATGGATTTTCCATTGTCAGAGTCTGGCAATTCGATAACTTCAAGGCGGCGGATTTGGTTCCGTTCAGGCACACGTTCCGAAACGACTCGGAAGAAAAGGGACGTACGTACGATTTCAGTTTTCGATTCACTCGGAAACGCGATGGTCGGGCGAAACAGTCAGGATACACGATGCGGAAAGCTGTCGAGATTAGTTGTGTTATTCGTGGCAAAGAGCAACATGTTCCGATAGCATTCTGCTATGTGCATGAATGCAATCTACAGTCGTGGGTAATGGCTGCTGAACTGTTCGCAGCCAATCAGGGAAAGTAGACTGGCCCCGGTCAGTCAGGGTAAAGCGGACGGGATATGGTATCCCGTCCGAGGATTCTTGGTTTCAGTTCAAAGGATTTCAACAATGTGTACCACAAAGATTTGTAAAGGCTCTGGGGTTTACGTTAACGGAATCGGAATGACGGTCATTTCCGCTGTACTGGTTATTGTCCGGCGGAATGGATTCCTGCCGAAACAGATGAAACCGGGTGATACGATCCGGCATCGTGGGGTTGTGGTGGTCATGGACACAAAGGGATTGACAATCAAGGCAGGGAAACACCGTGTTGACGTAGTACAGGAAAATCGGTACGCGAATCATTGGGAGCAGCAGATCAGTCGCCATTCGTTCCAGAATGGTGAGTCACTCAACGTCATGGCGCACTCAATGATCGGTAAACATGGGAAACTGATCTTCAGGGAATTGTGCCTGAGATCTGATGGAATCATCGCAAAGGACAACTATATCGGTAAACTGGAGGGGTTCGTTGTGTGTCACAAACAGACCTTGAAACCGATAGGATTGAGTGACGTGTTCCTGTAGAGCAAAGGGACTGGGGACGGCAGACGGTCTGCCGTCCCCTGTAGTGTGGTTCTTTCGGGAGTTGTAATCATGAAAAACGGTTTGAGAGTGTTTTGTGTGGTGTTGAGTATCGCAATTGTTATTTTGTTCGCTCGCAGTGAACGAACAACGGAAGGTGCTCACACAGCCTACCGATGGCTCATGCGGACAAGTGTTGGTCAGCTTGAAGTTGAGATTCGAAAAGCTTACCCAAGTATTGATAATTGGTCGCGGTCAAAATGGTGGTGACCGCTGACGCGGTCAAGGGGGAAGGGGAGGCCAGCCGAAGGGCGGGCCTCCCCGATTGTGCGTCCGCGGTACGTATGTCCGCGGATGTGAACATCTGTATAGCTACGTCGCTGACCGCGACGAATTGTGGATTCTCATTTTCGAGAATCCGAATTATTGACTGTAGACTTCTCTACCAATTGTCGATACACTTCCGGCGGTGTTTTGTTTTGCGGTTTTCAGGAGTTGTTGCTATGGTTACTCGGTCATTCACTCTAAGGGAGCGAATTGAGTCGCTCTATGAACTTGTGGACACGTATGTGTCAGAAGGGCGAAGTGTACACTCTGTAAGGTGTATGCTGTTGTGGGGTATTGAAGATATGGTAGACGTCCAGACGTTGGCCGAATTGGTTAACGATCTGGAGTTTTTGTTGAATACCGACCTTGCAGACGGATCGGCACGGGCTGAAGACCTCAAAGGGTACTTCTTATGGGCATTTGAGGCATGCTGGTCATACTGGAATGATAGCCACGGTTGCCCCTAGTGGGCGTGCGGTTTCAGGGGCGTTCCGCTTGAAAACGCCCCGTTTTTTGTCTTTTCAGGAGTGTTACTGTGGACAAGCTTGAAGCGATCAAATTCTTGCGTGCGAATGATGAGTCCTGCAACGAATGGTGGGAAGCGGGCATGTGGGTCTGTGTGAAACGCATTCTGGCGGAGCCAGACGAAAAGCGATTCACAGAAGCAGAACTGCGTGAATTGTTGAAGTACGCAGAACGGTACTAGTGACTCTGGCCCGGGCGAACCCCGGGTCTTTTTCTTTCCTGCGCGCGCGGTACGTATGTCCGCGCGAGTGAACATTTGTACAGCTACGTTGCTGGTCGCGACGAATTGTGGATTCTCAGTCTTGAGAATCCGATTTTCTTGTGTTGAATTATGTGTACGATAGTCGATACAATCACAAGCCGCGAGTCAATTCGATTCGCAATCAACCCCATTTTGTGAGGAACTCACCATGTTTCAGGTTACCATTGAATGTATTGTATCGGACCGTTTCATCGCCATGTTGCATCGTGCTGCTGAGCGGGTTTGTAATGACCCTGATGCGGCTGTTTCCAATGCCACAATGCGATTGTGGAAAATGGAAGCGAAAAAAGGATTCCCTGAGTTTAACGAATTCGCAGATTTTGAGCGATATGCTAGGGGAATTGTTGTTAATGAATGTTGGCGTATCAACGCAAGAGCAAAAGTTGAACGGGAAAAGGGTATCGCCCCTATGACGGATGAAGTCAGCGAGTCAGCCGCTGAAAATGATCCGGGTCTGGAATCACTCGAATTGCGTGAGATCATCGCACAATGGCGATTGATACTGGACAAGAAGCTCGATGAAATTGTCGAAATGATGATGGACGGATATCGTCCTGCCGATATTCAGCATAAGCTTTGTATTCCTGAACGAATGTATCGCAGAAGGAAGGGTGAAATTGGCGTTAGCCTGAGTCAGGTGCTGGACAGTTGAACAGTGTGTGGCTAGGGGCTGGCGAAAGCCAGCCCCGAACCCGCTTGCGTACCGTGCTCGCGGTACGTATGTCCGCGTGCGTGAACATTTGTATAGTTGTGTTGCTGACCGCGGCCAATTGTGGATTCTCATCTTTGAGAATTCGAATTCTTGTCTATTGTTTTGTGTTCAATCCGTCGATACACTCAACAGACGCAAACGCGGTTGTTTGCGATTCACAATCTTCTGGAGTGCTCACCATGTCTTTTGTTCCGTCTGTTTCCGATCTTGTGTCTCCTGCAATGTCCCGTATGCTGCGACGTGTCGCAGAAAAGAACTGCAATGACGCCGATCATGCGGTCAGCAACACAACAATTCGCTTGTGGAAAAAACTGTCTGCTGGCACATTGCCAGCATTCGAGAATTTGGGCGAGTTCGAAGCGTACGCTTTCGGCGTCTGTCTGCGACAGTGTCGCACAGTGAATGCCAAAATGGCACGAATGGCGCCAATGGATGACAAAACTGCCGAATCGGCAGCTAATCCTGTGGACGAAATCGAGAATGCTGATTTGCGGGATGTAATCGCCAAATGGCGGGCCGATCTTGACCGCGAACTCGACTGCATTGTCAAACACATCATGGAAGGCTGGCGTCAGGCCGATATTATCAACGAGTTGTCTTATCACCCACGAACGTACAACCGTAGAAAGGCAGAAATTGCCTGCAGTTTGGACGAAATACTGAACAGCTGACAATACTGGGTGAGTGTGGGAGGCGAAAGCCTCCCACTATCCCTATATACTTGCGTGCCCCCGGTACGTATGTCCGCGGGAGAAGAATACTGTACACGTGAACACGTAGGCCGTGTTGTTTCTGGACGATTCTTGCGAATCGTCTCGTTTTTTGTGTCCGGTTTTAGCCGCTAGCGTGGTTTACTATATGTCAGGACAAGCGGTGTCCTGAAGAAAAAAAGACTTTTTTGGGAGTGTGCTATGCCTATTCAGGCAAGTTTTATCCACGTCGAACATGGACACATCCGTGGACTGGTAGTCCGCATGGATCGCGACACGATGAATGTTGGCGTCATTGATTGCCAGTTTACGCCGGAAACGGCAGTAAAGACACAAGAAGTGTCTGAGCGGTTTGGTGTACCCGTCACCGGGGACAACGCGTCGTTCGACACGGTGCTGGTCAGTGCCCTGTAGGCTGCCGAATGGTTCGGCTGCTTGGTTGTGGCTCGCCAGAAATGGCGAGCCACTTTTTAAACGACACTGACCCGCCGGAAACAGCGGGTCTTTTTGGAGTTTCCAATGTTTAAGTATGAAACCGGCGGGTTTCACTCATGCCCGGCCAAATCATTTGCATTAATGAGTGACGTGTGGGTGTGGGTTGCTCGCATGCAGCTTGCTGGACGATTGTCCAGCGTCACCTTTTGCGATGAAAACGGGAACATCGTTCCCTACGATCATCCCGGTGTTGTCGTTCCGGGTATTGTGGAAGAAATCGTTCGTGCTGGCAGTGAGCCAAGGCGATGGACGATTCAGTTGTAGTAACATGGGCGGACTGGTCGGTTTTTACCGGCCAGTTTACGCTTGTTGCCGCGGTACGTATGTCCGCGGCAGCGAACACCTGTACGTTTGAACAGTAGGCTGGAAACTGTTTCGGGATTTTTTGTGAATCGTACCGTTTTTTGTGTCCGGTTTTCATGTTTCAAAGGGTTTCCCCTATGTCAGACGAAACAAGTCTGACAAGAAAAGAGAGAATAGACTTGACAATGCGGGCTAGTCCCCCGCACGATACGCAAGGGTTTTACGCTTGCGGTATCTCAGCGGTTGAGAAAACCGCGGGCGAAACTATATTTTGGAGTTGTCCAATGGGTTTCGTTAACATTCCCGCTTATTTCCACAAGCGGGGACTGCTCACCTTCGAGCAGGGAAAAGCGGCACATCGCCACATTGAATCGTCCCACAAGTATCGGGATTCCGAGGGTAAAGTTGTTGAGAGACAGCTTTTTTCGGTATCCAATATCACCGGGGACATTTCATTTGGACGGTGGGAATCGTGTCGATTCATCGACTGGCTTTTTGATGCTGATATGGTTTCGGCATCGCCGGTGTTTGGCTACTTTATCATCAAGGTTGCCAATCGCATGGCTCGCTCTCCGGCGGGTCTCATGAATCGTTCGACGCCACGAAAGTTTCGGCGTGTTGGATTTAGCTACTATCGGGATGCAATTGCGGGCTGTGCCCTGAGCATCCTGTTCGGTAGCGGGAATCGCACAATGCTGAAAATCGACAGCATTCAGGTTCTGCCTAAAACAGTCGATTGGCGAGAGCCGCGTATGCAAAAGGGAAGTGAGACGATTCAAGCGTGTCACTCACCGGTTGTGCTCCTGAATGGACGCTATCCGTTGATTGCTTCCGAGTTATTAACAGACTGGCTCTACACACACAAGGATAGGTGGTTCGTGATTAACAATCACCCATACTGTGAGGGGCACTATAGCTTGGGCCGGCGAGTCGTCGCCCGGTCCACGATGATGCAGACAGCGATTGCCGTTGCGGGTTCACGCAACGGCTTCATGAGTCTGGAGGTTGGCCCGACTTCTTATCGGATCAGTGACACAATCACGGAACACCGTGAGTCGCTTCGAGATAGAAGGACCGACTACCGATTCAACGCCTACGATGCATCAATCGCATGGTGCGAAACTACGGGTAAAGGCGTGGGTGCTAAATATCTCCGCGTCGAACTCGATCGGCCATGCGAAGAAACAAGTGCTTACGAATTCTACGTATCACGAACAGGCGACCGCCCACACGTCAGTACCTACTACGAGAATCTGGCGAAGGCGAGAAAAGAAATGCTGGATTTCTTCAGTCAAGAGGAATTCTAGCGGAGTGGTACAAACCGCCCCAATTTGGCCGCTGGGAGTGCGGCCTTCCTTTTCACTCTTTTTGGAGAGTCTCATGATTACCGCCAGTGCGGTGAGCGATGATTTGTTCATCGTAAAAGAAGCTGACTTTGGCACTAGCGGAAAGTGCCTTGTTACTGTGTATCACCGAGTGAAGATCCGCAAGATCCATCTGGATTACCAGCGTGTCGGAACGTGGCTCCAGTACTGCGGTTCCCTGATCCTGTCAAGTTTCCCGGATGGAAACATGACTGAGTTTCCGGACACCGGATGGCAGGAGGCCATCTATGAAGTAAACCGGATGAGGGAACTTGTCGGCAAGGCCGCGGACCTTCTCAAGAATTGTGTTGTTTAACGGCCAGCGGTTGGCCGTTATGTTGTCGATAATCAGGGGCTGTCAGAAATGACAGCCCCGTTTTCTGGAAGTTTCAAATGGCAAGAGAACAGCGTGAAAAACGCCCGTTTCCACAGCACCATGAAGAGGTTGTAATTGACCTTTATGGTGATTCTCGCGGAGATCAAACGGTCCTGTTTGTTCCTGTAACGCCGGTGAACGGTCAGGAGCACAACGAGTTGATTGGGAAGATTCAGTCGGTCTTTCCATCACTCACAAAGCCGGACGTGTTCTGGCTGATGGACACGATGAGTGACATGTATCGCGACCGATTCATTCTCTCGCATATTCGCAAGCCACTTCAGGACGCTGAGTAGTCAACGGTCGGTTTCTGTTTCCACAACCCCGGACCGCCAGCAATGGCGGTCATTTTTCTGGAGTTATTATGGCCCGTATTCGTAATATGCGAAGGATTTCCGCTGATGACCTGCAGCGTATGCAGGACGATGCGATGGACGCCTCTATCCGTCGCGAATTGGCAAAATTCAAGCGTGAAATCGACAAAGTCACGGAGGAAATGTTTTCCCCAAAGTCCTTGAGTGATCGCATCGCTCGCATCAAGAAACGGCGTCAGCAGAAGAGTTGATCGGAGTGGTTCCGGTCTCATCACGAAACTAGGGTCGCCAGCAATGGCGACCCTTTTTTGTAGAAATACCGGCCAATGACCCTGAATGGTTGTGCTCCCGCGGTACGTATGTCCGCGGGAGGGAACACCTGTACGCATAAACAGTAGGCGGATAATTTTTTCCAGAATTCTCGTTAAACTACCCGAAAAAATTGTCCGGTTTTCATCTCTCAGAGGGTTATCCAATTGTCAGGACAAACGGTGTCCTGAGAGAAACTACACCACGCAAAGGAGAATTGAGAATGAGTTCTGAGCCGCTGTCATCCCCTTCTGAGGATGACGATCTGTTGAATGGTTTCCTCGGAGCGGTCGAGGAGACCGCTGGCAAGGTGGTCGATACCTCCGAGCAGGATGCTCTGTTTCTTGAAGCGTACAAGGAAAAGCGTTCCGGTATCGCCCCGATGGACGAGAAGGGTGTCGCCTTCTGGTTCATCACGTTGATCCTGCACTGTTTCACGTTGGGTGTCAGTCAGGCCCGAATTATTGCCAATCTGGCGAAGTGCGGTCTCGTTGACCGGGCTGGCGGGTCCACCCGTATGGGTGAAAAGAATGCAGAATCCTTTGTTCGCAAGGCACGCGAACACTACAAAGAGTACCTGTTCAACGCCATGTTCACGGGACTTGCATTGGCTGAGCGGGACTTGAAACGGGCCATGCGGCGTTTTTGGGGACTGAACAATCCCAAAGCACCGAAGCTGAAGCTCTCAGCGGGAAAGGCGTCGTGCGAACTGCACGCTGTCAAGGTCAACGGGGACTTGTGGCCGCTGTGTTCCGTCATCAAGAACACTGAAAGTGCACGTTCGGCATGGGTCGAGTGCATGAAGCTGCGAAGACACGCGGCGAAAAATGAGCTTACCAAAGCTCAGAAGGGCGACATTGTCCATTATATCAAGGAGATCATTGCCGCTGATGCTCTCCTCGATAGTCAACGGAAGACCCTGTTGGCCGAGTTCAACGAGTTCTTCGGGGTACGGTCGAACCTGTCTACCGAGATGTCCGGTGTCTCCGAGGTCGATTTTGACTACGGGGATGACGACTGAGTCCAGTGGTGTGGTGGGAACGCGTGGGGAGATCGGCCCCACGCCTTTCCTAGAATGGAGAAACCATGTTGACTTTTAAGGGTGACTTTTTGGAAAAAGAACAGGCTATTGATTTGGCCCAAAATGACCCAAGTTCTGTTCCATGGGATCTTTTGGGTATTCCACAATGGCTGAGAATCTGTGGAACAACGTTGTTCCATCGCTTCCTAGAGCACGATCCAATGTGTCAATGGCACAACATTGATGAATGGATGGTCGAATTCATCGGCCTGATACCGGTTGGTCTTGAAACAGTACGTTTACGTGCAATACTGAATGATGCGCTTGTAAAAGCTTTGCCAGACTTGACAGAGCCGGGCGGAGAAACAGCAGCAGCAACGTTCCTTGATTCCTTTGTCGATAACGCTTTTGAGGCGTGCATTCCACCGGAGAACAACTAACATGGATGTTGTGATCGACTGTGTCTATTACGGTGCCATCGGCACCTTTTGTGTTGCCTTTCCTTGGTGCTGTTGGTTGGTATGGGATACCGCCCGACAGCTGAGTGAGTAACGGAGTTGGTGTGGTAAGGGTGTCGCACAAGCGACACCCGAACCCACAATGCGTCCGCACAGCGGATACGTATGTCCGCGTGACTGAACATGCGTACACCTGAACATTAGTCGATCAAAAATCTTTGAATTTTCTGCCGGAATCGCCTACCTTGAGACGGGTGATAGTGTAGCCGAATTAGTCTACTCAGAAAAAAAAGATTGTTTCGGCAAAACAAAGTTTCAGTTTCTTTTGAGGAAAAAAACAATGGCACGAAAAAAGAAAGTTGCGGAAACGGTTTCCGCAGACACAACCGAATCTTTTGAAGCAGCAGTTGAAAACATGCCGCCAGTGGCGGTTGCTTCTGAAGATGATGCCGCGATTGCATCAGCAATTTCAGCCGCAGAAGTCGGTGATGATCTGAATGATGATTTCCTTGATGCACTCGCATCAGTCGGCGAAATCATTGACACTTCGGCAATGGACGATGAATTCCGTGCGGTTGTTAAGAAACGCGGTGGAAGGATTTCGCTGCCAACGGACGCCGCCAACAAAGATCAGTGGTACGTCAATCTGGTTTGCGAATGTGCCGAAGCTGGCATGTCGTACAACGCGATTGTGAAAAACATCGCGAAGTTGTCATGCGTTGTCGGTGGTAAGCGTGAACCATTGGGTGTCAAACGTGCCGCAGCAATGTGCCAACGGGTGAAAACCCACGTTCGCAACAAGATGATTTTCCAGTGTTTCAACGGATGCACCGGGGACGAAAAGGAACGCCGCAAGATCGCGGCAGCATTCTGGTCAGTCGGCGGAAAAGGTGAAAAGGTTCTCACCGGCAAAGATGGAAAGAAACTGCCGCCGATTCGCATGGTCAAGATTGCCGATGGACAGTTGCCGATTGCTGTTGCGTTGAACATGCCGGATTGCCGTGCGTCGTGGAAACTGATTGGAGAAATGGCGGCAACACGGAAGGCCCGCATCGAAAAGAACGGCGAAATCAAGGATCTTTTGCCGATCGAAAAGGCCGATGTTGAAAAGGCTAAAAAGATCATCATGGAGAATGACCGTTCTCTGAATGATTACAAGGCCGAAATCAACACGGAACTGAAGAAGTACTTCCATATCGAAGGAACCCGCGGTCGGGGAAGTAACTCTTCCATCATGGCAGTCAGCGAAATCACGTTTGACGTGTTTGAAGACTAATACTCTTCGAGACAATCAGACACACACGACACGGAACGCCGAGAAATCTGCGTTCCGTTTTTCTTGTTACTACGTAACAATATTATGCGTGTTATACATGCATTTTGAACTTGGTCTCGCCCAAAACGTAGGCCGGATTTTTTAACGAAACTTTTGGCTAACGCTAAAACACACGGGACTGTAGCTCAATAGGTTAGAGCAGCGAACTCATAATTCGTTGGTTCTCGGTTCAAGTCCGAGCGGTCCCATTTGGAGAATTACAATGATTAAAATCCTTAACAGAAAAGCTGCTATTGATTGGATTGGTGTTACTAATCCTAATTTGCCAATCGCCCATCGCGGAGTGTATTTTGACCTTTTGAGTCTCTACATTCCGGCGGAAATCTGTTGGGATAGTTTTTTGGCTTTTAAGTACACCAATTTGACTGGCATGAACAAGAATATTTTTTGGAATATGCCTTTCATCTTTACATCCGATGAAGCTGAAAAATTCTACCAGTTTGAGGACTGGGATGATTTGGTTATGGATGAAATGGTCAAGACACTCAATATTCCCTACGAGTTCTTTTGTTAACATTTGTCCGCAGAAGTAAATTGGAGTAAGTCATGTTTTCGGATCTTCCCTCGTTGTATTACATGGCCGTTGATTGCCCAGCGTACGGCCCAAAAGAAAACGTAGACAAGAGGAATATTCTTTACTCATTGGTTGTGAATGGGTTTTCGACCACTTGGTCAAAGTTTCTCCTTAACAATTGGTAGGAGTCCCGCCCATGTATTTGATGCTTATGATGAAAGTAGGAGACACTTGGTTTCCAGTACTCGCCGAAAGCAATGAGTGTCCACTTCCAATTTATGTTGTTGTTCATGATGGTGGAATGGGCGGAATAACAAAAGAAGAATGGATAGAAAGATACAAGCGACTCTCCGGCTCAGATCGTGAGCACAAATTTGCACCTATCGGTGCATACACGACATCGTCGGAAGTCATGCATGACGGATTTTGGGAGTTTTTAGCAAAACCCCAATGTTTTTGAAAAAAAGTTGATTTTCCACCGGGGGCAAAAGTGACTGATGACTAAAGTCATCAATGTGCTGTTTTGACGTAAGTCTGTGTGGCGTATGGGGTTACGCTATTTGCAGAGATTCCGACGACGCTAAGTCGTTATGGTGTATGTAGTTACGTTGAATTTGAGCTTGACTCTTCGCGGACTACTGTTGAATCAAAAATGGCCCAAATTGGGCCCAATTCGGCAAAAATGCCGTAAAAAGGCTGGAATTTGTTAGAAAAGGATGTTTTTTAGCTCGACAAAGAAATCCCAAAACACAACCCCACCCTCTTTCTACCTCCTTCCTTTTATTTATAGGGTAATTTATTTATTTCTCTATACTTAAAAGCCTAAGAAAACATCAAAAAGTAGGATGTGATGTAAATTCTACTACGGGGATTTCATAGAACATTTTTGTGTGGTAAATACACACATGGAACACGCCAAGAACACGACGAAATCATTGACTGGGTGCGGGCGAAAACAGTATCGTTGTAACTTATTGTGGTATAACGACTTACGTCAAGTTTCCGGACAGAAAATTATGGAAATCGCCAAACTCATTGCGGCACTGATTGTATTCGTGGCTTACTGTGTGTTTTTGCCAAAAGAGAACGAAGAATACACATAAAATTCCTCACGACGTGACTCCTGCGGATGAAAGGTGGTAGGGGTGTCACGGCCCTAATGCAGATATTCGAATAATCAACCCAAGATGACGCAAATCGTCTAAAACAATTCGGATAGCAATTATCAGATATTGGTAACGATCAGCCCAATATATCTGTTCCACCTGAATACATGGCCCCAAAGACCAGATTCGTCTGGGGCCCAGATTTAGAAATATTTCTGGGATGCGTGAATCCAAAGTGAGTAGCGGCTACGGCCCAAACAGGCTGCCTTGATAACGTAGTGAAAAACCGCCATACACCTTTGGGGCGATTCGTACAAATAATAACCTTCAGTGGGCGGACAAATGCAACAACCACACGAAATCCAAATTTCTGAAATTCGGGCATTTATTCTTGCCCAGCCAGATGACCGCCCGGTGAACATGAAACAGGGCATAAAAGATAGTCACGCCATCTGTGGTTGTGCAATGGTTCATTTTGCGGAACAATACGCAGAAGAGAATAATTTCCTCCCAAATGAAATCAGTTGCGGGTTTTGTTTTATTAGCTTTAACAATGAAGCAAAACTTGTTTTGACAGAGCCGATCTTTTCGCTCTTTGACGCAACGCCATTCACGATGCCACTCGCCAAAACCTACGGCGAACTCAAAAAACTTCTGAAGGCATAATCATGTACTCAGATCTTCCCCCGGTATACTGGTTGTTGCTTGAGTTCGATTCACACACAAAATCGGTTGATTTACCGAGACTCATCAAAATGGATAAGCCAAAAGGAATGTTCATTTCACAGCAAATGATTGATTTTTACATGGAATTGCTTGACAAGCTTTGCGGTCCAACAGACTGATGAAGTCATTTTTGTACGATAGCCTTACGGTCTTACACGTGAGGTAACAAAACGTGCCCCTAGGGTTGTGGCTTTCCCTTAACAAAGTCAAATAATTTAATATATGACCGGGCAGATTCTGTTCGGTTTGGTTTGGGGCATATTTAAGCATTTAGGTGTAAGGTGCATTCTCTGGTTAATTCTGGAGAGGGACGGTTCGATTCCGTAGATGCTTTTTGTTGTATTTCATACCAAGTGGATGGGATCATGTGGCAAGAATATAAAATCAGACCCAATCACACAATCAAATGGAAAATAACGGACACAAAATCACCATACTTGAAAAAGTATGTCGTGCTTAGCATTCATAGTGGAAGTAAAATAACCTATATCATCTTGGTAAGAGATAGTCACGTTGTTAAAATAACGTGTAAGGGTTTTCCACGCATAAGGCTGCCAATCTTTATGTTGAAAGCTATGAAATTAAAGCCTTCGCTTCATGCCAAAAATACTGGAGCGCTTTTCAAAAAGTTTGGCGTACCAACAGCAGCCAGAACAGAGATATTGAAACACGGAGACGTTTACAAAGCCTGTATTAAGTACAAATCCTACTGCGAATTTTTTACCTCGCCAGAAATGAG